CGGTGAAGCTATTGATATTGATGATGTGTATAGCAAAGCTTCTAACGCTGACTTTTTTAATTATATTAAAAATAAATTAGAATTTGATCAGCTTATATGGGAGTTTGGAAATGATGAAAATCCAGACTGGGTTCACGTTAGTTATAATTTAGGTAAAAATAGAATGCGTATACTTAAAGCTATTAAAGAAAACGGTAGAACAAAATATATAAACATTACAAATGAATGATCCAATTACTTCAAGAGTGCAAAAAGCACCTTTAATGAAAAAATCAAAGCCACCAGCGCCTTCTAAAAAGAAAAGCTTAGGTTATTACAATAAAGCCAACCCAACAGGCACAGGGGCAGCGGCAGGTGGAGGTATGACAGCAAAAGGTACTGCGAAATACAGAAAAGACAATCCTGGAAGTAAATTAAAAACAGCGGTTACAACACCGCCTAGTAAATTAAAACCTGGTAGTAAAGCTGCCAAACGAAGAAAATCATTTTGTGCGAGATCAAAAAGCTGGGACTCAGAGAGAGGTAGAGCAGCTCGTAGAAGATGGAACTGTTAACTTAAATTTTATATTATGAATACAATTACAATTACCCTGGCTGTATTAGTCACACTATCAATTTTATTAAACTTTTACTTGATATATCTTTATACTGGTAAAATAAAAGATGCAGATCGCGATATGATTGCTGATGCTGCAGAAGAAGCCGCTGCAGAGATTAAAAAAAGAGCTAAAACTGTTGTTAAAGAAATTAATGATGTTGGCGCTGCTGTAAAAGAAGTTGGAAATCAGATTGGAGATCTCCCAAGTGCTGTAGCCGGAAAAACAAGAGCAGGACGTAAACCTAAGAAATAATGGCTGATAAGAAAAAATTTAAAGACACAGCTGTCGGACAATTTTTACTTAACAAAATTCCAAATGTTGTAGGAGCTATAGCGGGCGATACACCTGTGGGTTCTGTTATACAAGCTATAATTGGGGGGTCTGATATGTCAGATTCTGATAAAGAAATTGCTCTTGAAAAATTAAAAATGGAAAGAGCTGAAATAGATGGTGTAACAAAACGTTGGGTAGCTGACGCAAGATCAGGAAGTTGGCTTGCATCTAATGTAAGGCCATTAGTGTTAGTTTTTTTAACAATATCATATGTTGTTGGATGGTATTTAGGATATTCATTAGACAATATAACCTCATTATTAACAATAGTAATCGGAGGCTATTTCGGATCTCGTGGAGTGGAAAAAGTCTTTGGAAATAGTAAACATAAATAACAAATAAAATGGAAATTAAATTAAATGAATTACAATTGCAGCGAATTAATCAAGTATTAAATGAATTACCTATTCGCGAAATCAATAAAGTAAAAGCTATTCTAGCTATTATTGAAGAATCAAATCAAAGCAAAGAAATTAAAAATGAATCTAATAAGAAAAATTAGTATTGGTCGTGATTATAAAAACGATGCCATGCATTACAGTGTTGGGCAAGAAGTTTTCGGGGGTCATACTATATCGGAAATAATAGAAAAAAAAGACTGCTATAAAATATATATTAAAAAAAATGATGAGGTTTTACCTTGGAAAGAGTTTAATAAAAATATGGCGGTATCAATAGAATTTAATTTAGAATATTAATGAAGCATAACCATGCTTATATTGTTGAACCAATTAATGGTAGATACAATAATAAAAAAAATGTTGAAGGTCAAGAATTAATATTAAATACATCAGTAGAAGATCATAAGTTTGTAAATAGATTAGGCATTATAATTGAAACACCAATCATTAAAGACGAATATGATTTACAAATAGGTGATGAAGTAATTATTCATCATAATGTATTTAGAAGATATTATGACGTGCGGGGTGATGAAAAAAATAGTCGTAACTATTTTGAAGAAGATAAATACTTTTGCTTTAGCGATCAAATATTTTTATACAAAAGAAGTGGTAAATGGTACACACCACCTGGATTTTGCTTTGTAAAACCAATTAAAAGCACAAATAATCTTACTGAAGATAAAGAAGAGCCACTCATGGGTGTTTTAAAGCACTTAGGAAGCTATTTAAAGAGCTTTGGATTACAAAATAATGATTTAATAGGTTTTACACCAAACAGTGAATATGAGTTCGTTATAGACAACGAAAAATTATATAGAGTACCGCTTAATTCAATTTCAATTAAATATGAACGCAAAGGAACTGAAGTCGAGTATAATACAAGCTGGGTATAAGGCAGTACACGAACTTATAAGGGTAGCAGAAGAAGAAATAATTGTTGAGGGCGGTGATGATGAGCTCGCCGCTGATAGATTAAAAAATGCTGCTGCAACTAAAAAGCTTGCAATATTCGATGCTTTTGAAATTCTTACACGCATAGAAGCTGAAAAGAATTTAATGGAAGATAAGCCCATTGAAAATAAAGGAGCATTTGGTGGATTTGCTGAAAGAAGATCTAAATAATGTACAAACAAACATTAGTTAAAACCGTAACCCCAGTTAAGCCTAACGTAATCAAAAGATTAAATAGGTATAATAAATGGCTATATGGTTATAATAAAGAGCACGATATTGTTGTTATAAGCAAAAATGGTAAGATAGGTGATATTATTGAGCTGCAAGGATTGTATATAGCATTGCCACCTGTTCCAAAACAAGTAGATAACAATAATAATAAATGGGTTGCGCAAGAATATCCTAAAGATTTAAAAAATATCAAAAGTATATTTGATTGGGAAAGCTATCCTGAAACATTTAAATCAAAGTGGTATGATTATATTGATAAAGAATTTACAAAGCGTGATGAGGGGCATTGGTTCAATAATAAAAATGTGCCTACTTATGTTACTGGTACTCACTACATGTACTTGCAGTGGACTAAAATTGACGTTGGGCAACCAGACTTTAGGGAAGCAAACAGATTATTCTTCATATTCTGGGAAGCTTGCAAAGCAGATAAAAGATGCTACGGAATGTGCTATCTTAAAAATAGACGGTCAGGTTTTAGTTTTATGTCCTCCTCTGAAACGGTCAACATGGCAACCATATCTTCAGATTCAAGGTTTGGAATATTATCAAAGACGGGTTCAGATGCAAAGAAGATGTTTACAGACAAGGTTGTACCAATATCAGTCAACTACCCGTTCTTTTTCAAACCCATCCAGGACGGAATGGACAGGCCAAAATCAGAAGTCGCATACAGGGTACCTGCCTCAAAACTTACCAAAAAGAGTATTACCCAAACCAGTGAAAAACAAATACTAGAAGGTTTAGACACTACAATTGACTGGAAAAATACTGGAGATAACAGTTATGATGGTGAGAAGCTTAAGTTATTAGTACATGACGAATCAGGTAAATGGGAAAGGCCTGACAATATATTAAACAACTGGAGGGTAACAAAAACAACGTTACGATTAGGTAGTAAGATTATTGGAAAATGCATGATGGGATCAACATCTAACGCATTGGAAAAAGGAGGAGGTAATTTTAAAAAGCTTTATAATGATTCAGATGTTACAAGAAGAAATAGAAATGGACAGACTAGCTCGGGATTATATAGTTTGTTCATACCTATGGAATGGAACTACGAAGGATACATTGATTCTTTTGGATACCCTGTCTTTGATACTCCAGAAAAACCCGTCATTGGAAATGATGAAGAGTACATCGATACTGGGGTCATAGAGTTTTGGGAAAACGAAGTTGAAGGCTTAAAGCATGATAGCGATGGATTAAATGAATACTACCGCCAGTTCCCCCGGACGGAGGAGCATGCTTTTAGGGATGAAGCTAAAAACAGTATATTTAATTTAAGTAAAATATACGAGCAAATTGATTTTAATGAAAGTGCCACTCGTGACGGTCTTGTTACTAAAGGATCGTTTTCTTGGGAAAATGGAATAAAAGATAGTAGAGTTATATTTTCACCCAACCCAAGTGGTAGGTTTTTAGTTAGCTGGGTACCATCTAAGAATATGCAAAACAACGTAATAGTAAAGAATGGTACAAAACATCCGGGAAATGAACACGTTGGTGCATTTGGTTGCGACTCATATGATATATCGGGTACAACAGATGGAATAGGCTCAAAAGGTTCCTTACATGGACTTACTAAGTTTAGTATGGAAGATGCACCACCCAATACATTTTTTTTAGAATATGTTGCAAGACCCCAAACTGCAGAAATATTTTTTGAAGATATGCTTATGGCTTTAGTTTTTTATGGTATGCCAATATTAGCGGAAAATAATAAGCCAAGATTATTATACTATTTAAAACGAAGGGGTTATAGAGGATTTTCAATGAACCGTCCTGATAAAATTTGGAATAAATTATCTGTAACAGAAAAAGAAATAGGTGGTATACCTAATACGTCAGAAGATATAAAACAAGCTCATGCTGCTGCTATAGAAACTTATATAGATAAATATGTTGGTTATAATGAAGAAGGTTGCGGTAATATATATTTTAATAGAACACTAAATGACTGGGCTAAATTTGATATAAATAAAAGAACAAAATATGATGCAACTATTAGTTCTGGGCTCGCTATTATGGCTTGCAATAGGCATTTATATCATCCAAAACCAAAATACGAAAAACAATCGTTAGGAATAAAAATAAAAAGATTTAATAATAAAGGAATGCATTCGCAAATAATTAAGTAGCATGGCTGAAACAATATTAAAAAGTTCATTTCCAAGTCAAATAGCAAGCGACGAGGAAAAGGCTAGTGAAGAATACGGATTAAAAGTTGCCCGTGCTATTGAACATGAATGGTTTAAAAGAGATAGTGGAGCAACACGCTTTTATTCTAATAGAGACGAGTTTCACAAACTACGCTTATATGCTAGAGGTGAACAATCAACAAAAAAATATAAAGATGAATTATCTATCAATGGTGATTTATCTTATTTAAACTTAGATTGGAAGCCTGTGCCAATTATACCTAAATTTGTAGATATTGTTGTTAATGGAATGTCTGATAGGATGTACGATATTAAAGCATTCTCACAAGATCCATCTTCTATAAAAGAAAGAACCGACTATGTGGAGTCTATTTTAGAAGATATGCAAACGCGTGAAATTTCTGATCAAATAATGGAAAAACTTGGGATCAATGTATACAATACGGATCCAACAAAACTACCTGAATCAGAAGAAGAGCTTTCTTTACATATGCAGCTTGAATATAAGCAAGCAATTGAAATTGCAGAGGAGCAAGCTATAAATTCTGTATTTAATAATAATAATATTGATCTTATAAGAAAAAGAGTAAATTACGATTTAACTGTTATTGGTATTGGAGCTACAAAAAACGATTTTAATAAATCTGAAGGCATAAATATAAAATATGTTGACCCAGCCGATTTAGTGTATTCTTATACAGACTCGCCTTACTTTGATGATATATATTATGTTGGCGAAGTTAAGTCTGTAACTATCAACGAGTTAAAACTGCAGTTTCCAAATTTAACAGACGAAGATCTTAAAGAATTATCAAAACAAGGCGTTCAGACTGCTTCTTCTCATAATAGACATATTAATGAAGATAGCGTTTTAGACGCAAATACTATTCAAGTTTTATATTTTAATTATAAAACATATAATAACGAGGTATTTAAAATAAAGAAAACAGCATCTGGCGCTGATAAAGCAATTCCTAAAAACGATCAATTTAATCCACCTAAAGATGATAGATCAAGATTTACAAAAGAATCAAGATCTATAGATGTAGTTTATGATGGGGCTTTTATATTAGGAACAAAACATTTGCTTAAGTGGGAAATTGCTAAAAATATGGTAAGACCTAAAAGCGATACAACAAAAACAATGCTAAATTACAATATTGTAGCGCCTAGAATATATAAAGGAAAAATTGAGTCGCTTGTAAGTCGTATTACAAGCTTTGCTGATATGATTCAATTAACTCATTTAAAATTACAGCAAGTAATGTCAAGAATGATTCCAGATGGGGTTTATTTAGATGCAGATGGTCTTGCTGAAATTGATTTAGGTAATGGAACAAATTATAATCCGCAAGAGGCATTAAATATGTTTTTCCAAACAGGTTCCGTAATCGGTAGATCAATGACTACTGACGGTGACATGAATCCAGGGAGAGTACCTATTCAAGAATTAACATCTAATGGTGGTAATAATAAAATAAGTTCATTAATAAGTACTTATAATTATTATTTACAAATGATTCGTGATGTAACCGGACTAAATGAAGCACGAGATGGTTCTATGCCTGATAAAAATGCTTTAGTTGGGCTACAAAAATTAGCCGCTGCAAATTCAAATACAGCCACAAGACATATATTACAATCAAGTTTATATCTTATTACTAAAACAGCGGAAGCAATAAGTTTAAGAATATCTGATGTATTAGAATATTCCCCAACAAGAGATTCATTCATTTCAAGTATTGGTAGATTCAATGTTGGTACCCTTGAAAATATTAAAAATATGCATTTGCATGATTTTGGTATTTTTATTGAGCTATCTCCAGATGAAGAGGAAAAACAAAGGCTTGAAAATAATATTCAGCAATCATTGGCTAAAGACCAAATATATTTAGAAGATGCAATTGATATTAGAGAAGTTAAAAACCTTAAGCTAGCTAATCAATTATTGAAAGTACGTAGACGAAAAAAATTAGAATTAGATCAACAAAGACAACAAGCTAATATTAAGGCACAGGCAGATGCTAATTCACAAAATACACAAGTAGCTGCTCAAATGGAAATTCAAAAGAATGAAGCAATCACAGGGCAAAAAGTTCAGCTTATTCAAATTGAAAATGATCTTGAAATGCAAAAAATGATGCAAGAAAAAGAACTTAAGAAAGAGCTTATGAAATATGAGTTTGATCTTAATATGGCTCTTAAAAACAAAGAAACTGATTTGTTTACTGATAAAGAAAAGTATAAAGAAGATCGCAAAGACGAAAGAACTAGAATACAAGCATCTCAACAATCTAAACTTATTGAACAACGTAAGGATAGAAAAGGCGAACAAGAATTTGAATCCGCAGGTAATGATACCATGGGTAGCGGATTTAATTTAGAAATGTTTGAACCAAGATAATACCCAATTTTTTTTTAATTTTATAATATTTTATTATGGTAGAAGAAGCAGCAAATGTTGAAGAAACTGTTCAAGGAGAAGCACAACAAAATGCGCAAGAAACAATTGAACAACAAGCAAAAGAAAACCAGGCAGAAGAGCCTGCGGTTATTGAAACAAAAGATGATGATACCAATATTACTACAGATGAAGATGGTACAATCAAAATTGATTTAAGAAAACAACCTAAAACAAAAAAAAATGCCGTTCAAGAGCAAAGCGCAGATGAGGTTCCTGTACGCAACGAATCCGAAACTAGCGACGGAATACAAGAAAAAAACGACGAAAAAGCAAATGAAACAATTGCCGGAGAAAGTAACACCTCTGACGATGAGATGCCCGTCGTCGAACTTGTACAAGATGAAGAAGCGGTAGAAAAAGACCTAAGCTTAGCGGATAAAATAAAAGATATTCCTAATAAGCTTAAAGAAGGTGGAGAAGATGTAAATAATAATCAAGAAGCTAGTGAACTTCCCGAAAATATCAACAAATTAGTTGAGTTCATGAAAGAAACTGGCGGAACACTTGAAGATTATATAAATCTTAATAAAAATTATGACGATATGGAGAGCATGAGTTTGCTCCGTGAGTATTATCGTCAATCTAAACCTCATTTATCAGAAGATGAAATTTCTTTTTTAATAGAAGATAGTTTTTCATATGATGAAGAGATTGAAGAAGAAAGAGATATTAAACGCAAACAATTAGCGTTAAAAGAAAGCATTGCTGAAGCTAAATCAAATCTTACTAGTTTGAAAAGTAAATATTACGATGATCTTAAGTTAAGTTCAAAGTTAACTCCAGAACAAAAAGAGGCGGTTGAGTTTTACAATACCTACAAACAAGAACAAAGTCAATCACAACAATTAGCACAACAACAAAGATCTATATTCCAAGAAAAAACAAATGAATTGTTTTCTGAAAATTTCAAAGGTTTTGAATATAAAGTAAACGATCAAAAATATAGATTCAATGTTAAAGATGTTAATAATGTTAAAGATTCCCAAGCAGACATTAATTCATTAGTTAGCAGGTTTGTTAATGAAAAAAATGAAATTTCAGACGCAGCGGGTTATCATAAAGCATTATTTACCGCTATGAATTCTGATTCAATTGCTAATCATTTTTATGAGCAGGGTAAGGCTGACGCGATTAAAAATCAAATAGCTAAATCTAAAAACGTAGATATGGATCCACGTGGTACTCATGAAGCAGTTACAACTGATTCTGGATTTAAAATAAGAGCTATAAGTGGTGATGACAGTTCTAAATTACGTATAAAACTTAGAAAATAACAATTAAAAATAATTAAAAATGGGATTATTTGCAAACGGTGGATCGTTTCCTGCGGGATTAACGCCTACACCTACTAAAACACTTTTTTCCGGTAACTATCTTACTTTTGATAGTGCTACCGGTGGCGGAACTTTCGCCCAACAATTTTTACCAGACGTATACGAAAAGGAAGTTGAGCGTTACGGAAATCGCTCTGTTTCTTCTTTCTTACGCATGGTAGGAGCTGAAATTCCTTCTGCTTCAGATCAAGTTATTTGGTCAGAGCAAGGGAGATTACATATTGCTTATGATGCTGCAACTGCTGTAGCTTCTACAAGCACTATTACTGAAGTTGGTCATGCTGTACGAGCTGGACAAACAGTAGTTATTTCTCAGGATCTTACAACTGTAAAAGCTGTTGTAACTAGCGTTCCTGATGCAGACACTATTGTTGTTGCTCCTTATGCTGGAACTGATCTTGCTGGACTTGGAATTACTGATGGAGCTATTAAACTATTTGTTTATGGTTCTGAATTTGGTAAAGGTACAAGCGGTATGGTTGGATCTGTAGATGCTGGTTTTGAGCAATTTAGTAATTCACCTATCATCATCAAAGATAAGTATTCAATTTCTGGATCTGATGCTGCACAAATTGGATGGGTTGAAGTTACTACTGAAAACGGTGCTTCTGGATACCTATGGTATTTAAAATCAGAGCATGAAACAAGACTTCGTTTTGAAGATTATCTTGAAATGTCTGTAGTTGAAGGAGAACTTGCTTCTGCTACTGGTGCTGGTTCTGCTGCTAACGCTGGATACAAAGGTACTGAAGGTCTTTTTGCTGCTATTGAAAGCCGTGGAAATATCTACCAAAACTTTAATTCAGGTGAAGCTACTCTTGCTAATTCAGGATCTGATAGAACTGCATTACAAGATTTTGATGAAATTCTTAAGAATCTTGACAAGCAAGGAGCTATTGAAGAAAACATGCTTTTCTTAAACAGAGCTACTTCGCTTGCTTTTGATGATATGTTAGGAGCTGTAAACGCTCACTATAATGGTGGTACTTCTTATGGAGTATTCAACAATAGTGAAGATATGGCACTTAATTTAGGATTTAGCGGTTTCCGCAGAGGTTCTTATGACTTCTACAAAACTGACTGGAAATACTTAAATGATGCTGCAACACGTGGACTTACTGAAGATATTGATGGCGTAATGGTACCAGCAGGTACTTCAACTGTATACGATCAGCAATTAGGTAAGAACATTAAGCGTCCTTTCTTACACGTACGTTACAGAGCTTCTGAAGCTGATGATAGAAAAATGAAATCTTGGATCACTGGATCTGTAGGTGGAGTTTATACTTCTGAAACTGATGAAATGAACGTTAACTTCTTGTCTGAAAGATGTTTATGTGTTCAAGGTGCTAACAACTTTGTATTATTCAAGTCTGTTGCTCAATCATAATTACTAATGTAGAGATGGGGCGTCTTTAAGGCGCCTCTATCTTTACTTTTTATCAATTTTATTATATTATATTATGGCTAAGAAAAAAGAAGTTATAGAGGCTGTAGAAGCTCCTGTAACACAAGTGATTGAAACATCACAAAAAGCAAAACCTGTTCAAAATAAAAATGAATGGGCAATTAAAGATAGAACTTATATTTTAAAAGGCAATAAATCACCTATAACATATACTTTAGCTTCAAAACATCATAGTAGAAACCCTTTAATGTGGTTTGATGAAGAAGAAGGTTATGCAAAAGAATTAAGATATGCTTCAAATCAAAAGTCTCCTTTTGTTGATGAACAATCTGGATTTTCAACATTAAAGCATATTGTGTTTAGAAATGGATCATTATTTGTTTCAAAATCTGATCAATCTTTACAAAAATTATTATCATTATATCATCCTCAAAAAGATAAAACTTATTATGAGCTTGATAATGTAGCAGAAGCTACTGATGAACTTGCTGATATAGAAATAGAAATTACAGCATTAAATTTAGCAAAAAACTTAGATGTTGTCCACGCTGAAGCCGTGCTAAGAGTAGAACAGGGTTCTTCTGTTTCTAAAATGACAACAACAGAAATTAAAAGAGATTTATTATTATTTGCAAAACGCAATCCTGGATTATTTATTGAATTAGTCGAAGATGACAACGTTCAATTAAGAAATTTTGGAATTAAAGCAACTGAAGCAAATATTATTCGTTTATCACAAGACCAAAGATCTTTTCATTGGGCTAGTAATGATAAAAAATTAATGTCGGTACCTTTTGATGAAAATCCATATTCAGCATTAGCTGCTTATTTTAAAACAGACGAAGGAACTGAAATATATAAATCAATAGAAAAGAAATTAAAATAATCATCTTATAGTGAAGGGATCACTTAAGGTGGTCCCTCATTATAATAAAAAGAATAGTATGGTTAGTGTAGATACGGTATACCAAACAGTATTGGCAATACTTAATAAAGAAAACAGAGGATATATGACTCCGCAAGAGTTTAATCTTCTAGCTAATCAAACTCAAAGTGAAATATTTGAGCAATATTTTTATGATTTAAATCAATATAATCGTAGAGGCGAAATAACAAACGAGTTTGCTAATATTGTAAAAAATATAAAAGAAAAAATTGATTTATTTAAAGTACAACAATTCCCATTAGTATATTCTACAAATAAATTTAATCTACCTACTAATTTATATAGAGTTGGGTCAATTGATTATCGAAATACAACGGAAGTAGAACAAATAACTAATAAAGAATATTTATATTATTCTCAATCTCCGTTAACAGCTCCAAAAATATCTTATCCTATGTATATTAGAGAAGAAAATAGCATATCTGTCTATCCAGACTCTATTGCTTCTGAAATATTTTGTACTTATATAAGAAAACCCGCTTCTGTTAACTGGACTTATAACGTGGTTAGCAATGAAGCTTTTTATAACCCAGGGGCACCAGATGCTCAAGACTTTGAGGTGCATGAATCCGAAATATCTAACTTAGTTATAAAAATATTAAGCTATGCTGGAATTGTAATAAAACAAGCTGAAATTATTCAATTAGCAGAAGCTAAAGAGAATAAGAAAATAACTCAAGAAAAATCTTAATAAATGGCTTTAGCTAAAATAACACCAGTACAACACTACGCCTCAAATAATATGGGGCAGTACCAATTTATTAGTTTAAAGGATATTGTAAATAATTTTATTGTTTCTCAAGTGGGGGATGATAAAATAATTAAAAGCGCAAAAAGATCAGAGGTATTGTATCATGCTCAGCGAGGTATTGCTGAATTAAACTATGATACACTTGGAAATATAAAAACACAAGAAATAGAACTGCCTCCGTCTTTATCAGTGCCCCTCCCTCATGACTTTGTAAATATTGTTGAAATTTGTTTTGTTAATTCTAAAGGTATTCTATACCCAATACAAAAAAGTTCCGTTTCAGCAGATCCTAGTTCAATACAACAAAATATAGATTATGACTATATATTTGATTATGATGGTTTTCCAACAATAGCTTCTCAATCTGTAACCGCAGATAGGTTTTTAGATGCTACAAAAGATAATGTAGCAAATAAAAATGAAATAAATTTTGGTTATACAGCAGGTAAAGGAGCAAGATATGGTATAGACCCAACATTAGCAAATAAAAATGGGTCTTACCTAATAAATGATAAATTTGGTTTAATAAGCTTTAGTGGTGATTTAGCTGGTAGCATTATTGTTCTTAAGTATATATCAGACGGGCTGCATTCAGATGCTGATATGGAAATACATAAATTTGCAGAAGAAGCAATGTATAAAATAATTGCACATGGACTTATATCTACTAAATCAAATATACCTGAATATCAAGTTAATAGGTTTAAAAAAGAAAAGAGAGCATCAATAAGAAATGCAAAATTAAGGTTAGCAAAACTAAGCCCTAATGAAATTATTCAAGAACTAAGAGGTAAATCTAAACAAATTAAACATTAATAAATGGCAGAGCTTAAGCACACTTTCCTCAAGGGGAAGATGGATAAAGATAGCGATGAAAGATTAGTTGAAAATGGGGCATATAGAGATGCCCTTAATATACACGTATCTTCTTCAGAGGGTGCTAATGCTGGTGCGGTAGAAAATTTATTAGGTAATGAACAACTTTCTTCATTAGAATTAAAAAATGCAAAGGTATTAGGCTCTGTAGTTTACACTTTAAAAGATAAACTGTATTGGATTATAACTTCAGATAATATAGACGGTATATATGAATATGATCAAATACGAAAAGAAATATCTCCTATACTAATTGATACAAAAAGCGCAGGCAAAAAAACTTTTTTCTCTACAATTATAGATTCTAATTCTGATAATGAATTAATTTTAGATAATGTATCAAATACGGATATAAGTACAATATTCGGAAATATCCCAAATAACAATAATGATGAAACGCTTGTTTCAAATAATATTGATCTTTATTGTGAAAATCCATATATAAAAATATCTATACCAAAAGACACGGTAATAAGAAAAGAAAAAGATTTACTTGTATTTAAAAACATACATTATTCTGGTCAAGCATATGGCAGCGTTGATTTAAATGTGGATTTTTCATTAAAAAGTGTATTAAACTTTTCAAAAAATAATATTATAACAGGTATTAATATTATAGATGATATGCTTTTTTGGACAGATAATTTAAATGGCCCAAGAAAAATAAATATTTCAAGATTTAAAAAATATACAGAGTCACAAAAATCAAATAACGTAAATATATTTGAAACACAAACAAAAGTATTGTTTGAAGATAAAGATGTGCATAGTAATATATTTATTAATACAAGAGATTTTACAGAAGATGATATTAGTTTAGCTAAAAAAGTGCCAATGAGTGCACCTACATTATCATTATCTAATACATTAACTAATTCAGGTATTACTACAATACCATTTTTAACTAATTTTCAAAACAATAACGTAAACGTTGACGTTGGTGATGATTTATTTATACCTGTTAAAACATTACCTATTTGGAAGGTAGGAGATACTATAATAATAACAGCTGAAAATCCAACTGTTGAAACTATTGAGCTTACAGCTACTGTAAAATCAATTTCTTTTATTGGCATAACATTAACATTAACAACTAAAGATGCTGATATAGACTATAGCTTAAACTATGAAGCTACATTTACTTTATTAGAAAAAAAGCCAATTCATGAATTATCTTTTGTTAGATTTGGTTATAGGTGGAAATATAATGATAATGAATATTCATCTATTTCGCCTTTTTCTGAAGTTGCTTTTATACCAGGTGATACATTTAAGTACAGTGCTAAAGAAGGTATTAACACATCAATGGAAAATCAACTTAGAATAGTTGAATTATCTGATTTTGATACCGGGGATGATAATGTTTCAGAAATAGAAATATTATATAAAGAAAGTGCTAATCAAAATATATATACTTTAAAATCAATAAAAAGAATAGATTTTGAAGACACTTATGAAATAACAAAAGAACAAATACATTCAGTATTACCAAATGATCAGTTGCTTAGAGCGTGGGATAATGTGCCTAAAAAAGCAAAAGCACAAGAAGTAACTTCAAATAGAATTATATTTGGTAATTATAAACAAAATTATGATATTTATAATCCAGCAGAGTTTGATGTATTTATTTCTCAAAGATTTGGAAAGCAAAGTATAAAATCAAATAGAAATTATCAAATAGGTGTTTCTTATATTGATGAGTATAATAGACATTCACCTATACTTTCAAATGATACAGGTTCATTTTTTGTAGATAAAAAACAAGCTACGGTATCTAATGAATTTAATATTGCATTAAAATCAAAGCCACCAGCATGGGCAAAACACTTTAAGTATTATATAAAGGATATTTCTTCTGAATATTACAATTTAGCTGCTGATAGATTTTATGTAGATAAAGAAAACGGATTTGTTTATATTTCTTTTTCTTCAAATGAAAGAAATAAAATATCAAAAGATGATTCTATTCTGTTAAAGAAAAAACACGGAACAGATGAAGCTGTTTCAACAGATAGTAACAGATTTAAAGTTATTGACGTTTTTAATGAAGCACCAGCTTTTATTACACAAAGAAAAAAATCTATTCAGCTTTTAACTGATGTTAAATTTACTGATAATATTTCAGGTTCTAATGTTACAACCGTATTAAATAAAAGTGCGGGATCAGGGACTTTACCTAGACCAAGAAGTAAAAGTGTAAAAATAATGCAAGCTTTTAGAGGTCAAGACATTGATATCCCATCACATCACAACCATCCAAACGAGGGGGTTCCAACAAAATATTTATCTGATTTACAAGCTGGTAAATTTGTTAGATTTACTTATAATGATAATGGTAATGTTAAGCAAACTGATTATTATAAAATAGCATCCGTAAAAATAGACGGAGCTGACCATCCAGATGATAATTATCAAGTTGAATTATTTTTTGATACAGTGTTCGGAGACGACGTTAACGTTCTTTATGATTCTACTGGCAATATTGGAGACTCAAACGGTTTAGGTGTAAATTTAGAAATTGCTGAAGAGTTTTCAGCGGCAGGTGATAAAGAGTTTGATGGTAGATTTTTTATTAAAGTGGCTGCTAATGAGGAATTATTATATATAAATAATTCATCAAATACAGATTATTACGATTTAGAGGCTTTTGATTTAGCAGGTAAGGACAGACATTCTGATAAAAAGAATGATCATAGATTTGGACCTAAAAATAAGGTAGATGATAATCCAAAGTTTCCAATATTTATAAGTGATAATAACCCTGGAGGTGATTTTGCTTTTGGTATTACTATGTTAAACTATAAACAAGTAAGCTTAGAGGCTTTTGAAAAATTTGATATAGGCACAAAATTTTATATTAATGAGGATTCAAATAATATATATGAAATAGAATCTACATCAACACCAGAGTTTACTGTATTTAGTAAAAAACGCTTGGCTGGTGGTACTTATGATGGTAAACAAAAAAAAGAAAAGGACCGACCTATACTTAGAAAAAATTTAAAAATAAAAAGAGTTGAAACTGGAGATATAGTAAAAACACAAGATTTACCGCCTATACCTGCACTTGGTTCATTATCAACAATAAAGCTTACTATTGTTGAAGAAAACTTTGATAATAATAAAATACCTTTTTCTAAAAATCCTGCAATATTTGAAACAGAGCCAAAGCCAAACAAAACTGATTTAGATATTTATTATGAAACTGAAAAAGCATTTGATATATCAGAACATGGGAACTCTTTAAAAATAAAATGGTTTAACTGTTTTAATTTTGGTAATGGAGTTGAATCTAATAGAATAAGAGACGACTTTAATTCACCATTTATTCAACCAGGAGTAAAAGCATCAGCACCAATAACAGATCAAATAAAAGAAGAACATAAGTTTAATGGTATAATATGGTCAGGTATAATAAATTCAAGAAGTGGATTAAATAAATCTAATGAATTTAATGTAGCTTATCCTATAACAAAAGATTTATTACCGTCATATGGCTCTATACAAAAATTGCACGCATGGGATGATAGATTAATCATGCTTTGTGAAGATAAAATTGTGCGAGCATACGCAGATAAAGATGTTATTTATAACGCTGATGGCAATATGAATATTGTTGCTACTAATAAAGTTATAGGTGATGCTCAACCTTACGCAGGTGAATATGGTATATCTACAAACCCAGAATCATTTGCAGCTTATGGTTTTAGGTGTTATTTTACAGACAAAATGAGGGGTGCTGTAATAAGATTATCATTAGATGGTATGGAAGTTATTAGTAATTATTTTATGAGTGACTTCTTTAATGATAGATTTTTTGGTAGTGAATGTTATAATTCAAAACAGGACAATTCATATTTATTAGGCTCATATGATAGCAATAATAGTTTATATAATATTTCTTTCTCAGGAAGAGATACCGTATGTTTTAATGAAAAAATAAATGGATGGGTGACTAGAAAATCATTTATACCTCAAAATGCTATATCATTAAATAATATTTATTATACATATAACAATGGGGATCTTTGGCAAAATGATTCATCTAATGTGCCTTATAATAATTTTTACAACGTACAGTATACTTCTAAAGTACAATTAGAAATTAATGATAATCCTTCTGTTATAAAAAAATATAGAACATTAGGTTATGAAGGAACTAAAGGATGGAAGGCTAATATAATTACAGATCAGGAAAAATCAAGTGATTTATATTTTATAGAAAAAGAAAATAAATATTTTGCGTATGCAAAAGGTGAAGAAAAAAATTACACTAATTTAGATTTAAAAAGTTTTAATTTACAAGGTTTAGGAAATTCAATTGCTTTTTCTAATCTTGCTCCTGCTTCTAGTACAGAATTGAAATTTGAATTATCACCGCCTGATACTTTTAAATATATATCAACACCTGCTATTTTAAATAATTTACCTGGTGCTATACTATTACCAACTGTTTCTATTACAATAACACCAAAAAATGGTTATATATTAGATGCAAATAAATTAAATATACCTAAAGCTGTTGTAACTAAATCTGGTAATAATTTAATTGTTGAATATACACATGGCATAAAAACTCAGCCTACTATAAATAAAAATATTGAAATAGGTTTATGTAAAATTAATTTTGCAGAAAAAGAAAATGTATCAATAACCGGTAATTATAGTTTTAGTAAAACAGGTAAAGTAAACTCTAGTATACCTGATGGCTCTTATAATATAAGTGGAAATACAAAAACATTAAAAAACACGGCAAAAAGAACATTAATTCCTGAACCAGGTAATGAAATATTATTTGATAGTATAAAAACAAATAATCCTAACGTACAATTAATTAAAAAACAAAATGATGACGGGAGTGTAACGGTTACTGAAAGAATAGAAATAGGCACTTCTAATAAAACAAATTTTGATTATGAAATTTCAGCAATAGCTATTGCTGCTACTGTAGCCACTAAAGAATTAGTGTTATCTTCTATTAATAAAGATGATTTAATTAATGAGAATTACAATAGAATTTTAAGTATTTATGGTGATCCAGGAAGTGTATTTTCATATGAATTAGAAAATAATGTGGGAGCTATAGACAATATAAATAATATTTTAATACCAGATACAGGCATTCACCAGATACCAATAAACTTTGATTCATCAAATACTACTGATTTATTCACTATAACATTAACGCCTGGCCAAGACACGATAAATGGTGTTAATTTTGAAAATATTATACAAATACCTAAAACTCAGAAAAGCACTCATGAGATTACTATGTTTTCTCAATTTAATAATACCATGAGTAATAAAAGTGTATTTAAAGCAACAAGTAACGATGCTATTAATTATGACTTTTCTTTTATTTTAAATTTACCCTCAGCTAATTATATTTTAAAATCACAAATAAAGCAAAAAGATTTTATTATTGACAACACAACAGATGTTACAGAACTTACTGATTTAAATTTAGTATTAGATAATTCTGCAAATACTGTAACATTATCTGGTAATATTAATATAGATAAGGTTACAAGCGATAATAAAATTATACTATTTTTAACTGACTTTTTAAATGAACAAATAACATTACAATTAGGATATAGTAATGTTACTGCAGCAGGGGTTACTACAACAAATTATACATTTTCACCTTCTTCAACTTATTCAATAGTAGGTCCATCAGGTTTAGCTCCTCAAACTATTGAAAATGAATATTTATTTACATTAACACCAAGTGGTGGATTTGAATTTATAAATAATATAAGTTCTAATGATTTTGAAATAATAGATGGTGGTAATAATAATGTTACAGCTATATATGCTTTAAATAATACTGTTGATATTTCAGTGATAAATAGCGAGTTGGTTGTAAAAATTACTCCTAATAGCTTCAATATGCCTTTGGCTAATGAAACTATAAACATAGTGCCAAAAAATCAAGTAACGCAATCTATACAAGCCCCATTAAGTGATTATAGCTTAGTATACAGCCCTCTTGATAACGACGATAGATTATTTACAAAAAAATTAATATTAGGTAAATTAAGTGATTCTTCTAATCAACAATTTTTGTTTCAAAAAACATTTGTTATTGATAGAATATTAACACAAAACTTTGATTATACGAAAATTTTTAGTGTATCGGGCCATGTAATAAACTTATTAGACAATGAGTTAAGTTTAGCTACAGCGGGAACATATACAGATATAAATGGAAATTCTGTAACAGTAACAGATTATATAGAGCTAAATACAAATAAAACAGAATTAACATTAAATATATTAGCTAATATAAATGCAGTTCCTGATAAAGCTATAGGTACTGTTGAATTTGATTTGGCTACTGAAGAGAGTTATCATGTAATAGAACTACAAGAGGGGGATTGTGATACTCATAAAGGCACACAAATAGTTAAATATAGATTATTTAATGCAGACCCTTTAGATTCATTAATTACAAAAGGCTCTTATATAACCGATATTAATGATTCAACAGTTGGCGCTACTGATGGCAGTGCTGTTCTACAAAATAAATTTAAAATAGTAGGCGATGACAAGCTAGTAATATTAAATAAATCTACTATAAATAGTATTGATAAAGTAAAAGGATTTGAACAATGTGCTAAAAATGTAGGTACTATAATTGATGCAAATGATATAACTAGAGTATATGGCGATCCTGATTTTAATATTGGTGCTACAAGTAATTCAGGAGCTACATTATCTTATTCTGTAAAATTTAATTCATCTGTAATTACATCAACCACTTCAGGTAAAGTTAATATACAACAAGCAGGTGTTGCACAAGTAATTATTACAGCCCCCACAACAACAGTCGGTAATATAACATATCTATATACAACAAAAACAATAAATATTATTATACAAAAAGCAGACAGAACTATATCTTTTGATAAAGATACATATACAGCAAACGGTAAGTGGGCAGCTGCTACTGCTAAAGTTACTATGTCTGGTTTCCAGAGTACTCCAACATATAGAGTTATTGGCCCTGCAAATGTTGTTAATATTATTGCATCTCAAAATGCACCCCTTGATACTGAAGTTTTAATTGGAGCTACGAATAAAGTTGGTTCTAGCACAACTATAGAGGTTGAAGTATTAGGAGGAACAAACTACAATATAGCAAGAGATACTGCGGTATTTGAAATACAAACTTTTTTCTCTCCTGATTCAGATGGTGATAGAGTTCCTGATGCTGATGATTTATGGCCAAGTCATGGTGAAGCATATTATGCAAATCAATTTAATCTTACGCAAACAGCTTATCCAAACGATTCTGATACAGCGGTAACTCAATCAGGCGGTCAATTATATGAATTTTACGATGGAAGTTTTAGCGGTTATATAGAAACCTCTCCTTTAAGCAAGCCTACTAACACAGTAGATAATTTGCTTACCTGGGAAGCAACCCCTCTTTCAAATTGGATAAATATAATACATTCATCAGGTGTTGTTGGAAAAGAAAATATTCCTTTTGTAATACAAAACAACACAGGAGGAGATAGAACGGGCAATATAAGAATAACTTATTATTATAGAGGCATTGAAGTACAAAAAGTGGAACAAATTATAAGACAAAGTAGCACTTCACAGCCTGTAGTCAACCCACCGACCCCGGGAACCCCATCCACTCCGGCAACTAATCCTAATGTGCCTACCCCGGGAACCCCAGCCGCACAGGCAACTAATCCTAATGTTCCTCAAGCAACTAGCCCTAATATATTATCTTTAACACCTTATGCATCAAGTACATTTACTTATAATACTTATTACGGTCAAATTACTGCACAAGCCAAAGAAATTAATCAAACTTTTTATCATGATGGTACTAATGTATTACCTGAAGTAAATGATAAAGTTTATTCAGATGATGGTGGAAAATCAGTATTAAGAGGGCCAGGGGTATATAGAATAACATCTACAAGCCTTATGACAATTGGTTATAGAGGTATTGTTACTGGGTTTGATAGCTTCCAATTACCAGGTAGTACCGCAATTGGTGATTTAGTATGTAGCAATGATCCAAGTGCTTCTTTATCTAATGAATTTAAAATTGCAGCTTCAATTACTGGTTCAATAAATAATCCTGATATATTCTTTACTAATCAAAGTCCAACAAGAGGAACTGTGTTAGATTATCAAGTAACAGCTGTATTTTTAGCTAATACTAATGAAAGAATAAAATGTTTAGTTCATTTCTTAATAAGAGTTGATGGTACTCAATATGATAATTATAATAAAGCAATCGTATGTGCTGCCGTAGCTGAAACAATTAGCTTTACTAAAAAAATAGGATCTGATGAATTAACATTAGAAAAAGCATTTGGAAGTAAATTTGGAACTAGATTCTATGATAGAGCAAATCCATCAGCACCACTACCTGATCCAAAAGATTATCAACCTATGGTTTAATACAATAAAAAATGACAACAACAACAGTAACTTTTAAAAACCCTTTAAATCAATCATTACAAACTGGTGATATTATATATTTCCAAAAAAATGATGATGTATTAGAATTTGGAGAATGTGTAAGCATAGATGATTCTAGAACAATAGTAGTAGTTGAAGTCCCAGACACTAACGTACGTCCTGAAGCAAATAGTTTTTTTATGTTTGCTAAAAATAATGTAATAAATACTAGTGGATTGCTTGGTTATCATGCTACTGTAACTTTAGAAAACGATTCAACAGATTTTACAGAACTATTTGCTGTAAACTCTGAAATAAATATAAGTAGTAATTAAAAATAAAATATTATGCCTGAGGAAAAAAATATGTTTGGTAAAATAGGCGAAAACTTTGGAAAAATGTCTCCTGAAATGCAAGGACAAACAGTCGGTGGTGTTGCTGGCGGCGTTGCTGGAATATTAAGTGGTATTATAGGAAGTAGAGCTAGGAAGCAAGAGCAAAGAGCCGCAAACGCTGAATTAAAACAACGCAGACAAGCTTACGAAGGATTTGAATTTACTAACCCTGCCGCTCAAATGACAAACCCCTTTGAGGATTTAACTGTTAATAAACAACAAGCGCAGTTCCAATCTCAACAACAACAACAAGCATTAGCGGGAACTATGTCTAGTTTACAGGGTGCTGCTGGGGGTTCAGGAATTGCTGCATTAGCTCAAGCAATGGCTAGTCAACAATCTCAAAACTTGCAAGCTGCATCAGCTAGTATTGGACAACAAGAAGCACAAAATCAAATAAAAAGAGCACAAGGACAACAGGCATTAGAAACAGCAAGGGCACAAGGTCAACAAGCTCTAGAGGCAAAAGAATTTGGAAGAAATGAAACTTTATTTGGTATGGCACAACAACGTAAAGGTGCTGCTGATTTAGCTAGACAGCAAGCAACGCAAAGTTTAGTCGGAGGTATTGGAGAACTAGCAGGGGCTGCTGCATCAATGGCTATACCCGGAATATAAAAATAAAATTATGGCAAATTTAGCATTAATAAGAGGGGCTGGTATTGCTGCTCCAAAATTTACAGATCTTCGGACGGCTGTACAGCCTGGAATAAATACTTTTAAAAACGTAATGTCTTTACGTCAAAAAGAAGCTGATAAACTTGAAGCGGAGAAAAAAAGACAAGATAATTTAAAAGCTAATGATTACAAAAGCTTAGGTGCTTTACAAACAGATGGAGTTCCAAAACCTTGGATGCAATTTTTTGATGGAGTTGCTGTTGATGTAAAAAAAGAAAATAACTATTTAGTTAATCAAAAAGGTAAAATAGACCAGTTTGAATATATAGACGGCATTAGGAAACAACAGCAAGTAATATCAAATTTACAAAATTCAATTGGAGCTATCCAACAATATTCCGCAGACTATGCACAAATCATTGAAGACGAAGATTTATCAGATTCTTTAACAGCTAAAGAATTAAAAAATATAAATGATATTGTAGAGCTAAAGGGAAAACCAGTTTATAAAAACGATGAGGTTTATTTTGTTACTGAGGACGGTGATGAATTTGCAATATCTGATTTGCCAAAATTAAAAAAGAAAGAAACACCTCTGCATTTAGAAATAAATAAAGGTCTAGAAAGCGTGATTAATACAGGTGGCTCGAAAGGTATGTTTAGAGATAGTCAATATTTACAAGAGAAAATTGATACTTATTTAAATGACACTAAAATAACAGGCAAGCAAGCTAAATCATTAGCTATTGATTTTTTAGGAATGGGCGGTAAAGATGGTAATTTTGCAGACATTTTTAATGATTTAACAGGAGGTAAATTAGATGACATTGATGGTGACGGAGACATTGATAAAGATGATTATATAAAAAGTTTTGCTAATATAAAATCTGATGATGATTTTGTTAGAAGAATAAAAAACGAATATAAAAAAATTGCTCTTAATGGTTCTGATAATCTTAAAGACGAATATGATAGAATTAATAAAGTTAAAGCTGAACAATCTAAAGGTAAAGGAGATTTGCCTAAATATCAATTTGATGAATTAATGCGTCAAAAAGAGTTGCAAACTACTTCAGTCTTTTTAAAACCAGTAAGTAAATTTTTAAGTGCTCAGCCAATAAATGAAACACAAGCAAAATCTCTTATTGAGTACGCAAATAACACTATACCTGGTATTGAGATATATCAAAACACTCAAGCAGATGATGATGGCAACCTATTAAATCCTAACGCATATGTTATAGAAGTAAATGGAAAACAAAAACCATTTATTATAGGTAAAACACCAGGAATGGCAATTGATAAATTTATTAAAGATTTATTTGGATACACTGCTAATGATCGTTTATCTATGTTCGGTGTTGAAGATAATGAAGAAACTAAAGATGAATTTTCTGAATATAAAGAAGAATCACCACGCTATAAATTAGAATTAAAAACTATTGAAGACATAACTAGCGGAAGGTATGATAGAAATAAAGCTTTAAAAGAAAAACTAGCTGAAGAAAAAGAAAATGATTTAATTGATACTTTAAAAAGAAACTTTAAAGCAGGTAAAATAACACAAGAATATTTAACAGGCCCTGGAAAAGCAATTTATGATAATTGGAAAAAAACAGGCGGAGAAATTGATTTATCATTACGTTCAAATTAATAAATAAAATTTAATATGCCTAGATATAAATTACCTGATGGAACTATATATAATATACCTGAAGAAAAGGTAAATGGTTTTTTACAAAAATACCCTGATGCTGTAACGGAAACATTGGGAAAGATAACTCCTCTGCAGGAAGATCAAACGGGTGCACTTGCGGAGGTAAACGTAGCGCCCAATACGGATTTGTCTTTGGAGACACCTTCTTTGGATTCACAAGAAAAAGACACAGCGATTGAAAGAACTTTTGGTAAAAATTCTTTAACAGATTTTTTTGGAGATATCTATAGAGCTGCTAATAAAGGTTTAGAGCAATCTAGCTTAGTAGACCCTAGCATAAATTTATATAGAGAGGGGGCTGAAGCAGATGATAAAACTATTTTAAATTTTATAAAAGCCAACGAAGAAACTAATAAGAATATCATGCAATCTGACGAAATGCGTGAGTTTAATAAAATATATGAAGAAGAAGGTGGTGGATGGTGGGGTTTTGTAAAAGGTGCTGCTCTAAATCCTACTGTATTAACTCAAGAATTAGTCAGTTCTATTGCAATGCAAGTTGGAGCATTAAAATCTGATGAAGTTGCTACAGCCGCAACAGGAGGTTTAGTGGTTGGCGCAACAGGAGCTGGTTTAGCAACTGCCGGAGTTTTAGCTGTTCCTGGTGGAATTGCTGGCGCTATGGGCGGAGCTATGACTGCGTTAGAAACAGGATTAACATTTTCAGAATTATTAAATAAAGAACTAGGAAATAATTTAACGATTGAAAATGTAAGAGCTTTTTTGCAAAATGAAGAAAAATTATCTGATCTTAAAAATAAAGCTTTAGGTAGGGGATTAACTATTGGAGCAATTGAATTAGCGACAATGGGTATTGCTAAAGGTGTTGGAGGTAAGATAGCTAAAGCTGGATTTAAAAGAGCTGGTTTAGCAACAGCAGCAGCAATAGGTGGTATTGAAATTGCTGGGGGAGCAGCGGGTGAGATTGCAGGTAGATTTGTAGCGGGACAAGAGATGGATACTGCTGAAATTGGATTTGAAGCATTTGCAGGGCTTGGCTCAGCTCCGGTTAGTATTTTAGGGCAGTCTAAAAACATTAGCAAAGGAATATCTAAAATAAAAATAGATAAAGAATTAGCTAATACTAAATACAAAGACATTTCTGATTTATTTTTAAATGAAGAAAAAACATCTGATACCGCTATTAACTTAACTAAAATTAAAAATTCCGCTAATATTATTATTGAAGAAATAAATAATAAAGTTAAAAAAGGCGAAATTACTAAAGAACAGTCTGATAAAATTAAAGAAAATTTTGCTATTACAGAACAAGCTAATAATAAATTAGACGTTTTAGAATATCAAGAAAAAGATAAATCAGAAATAATAGATTTATTAAAAGAAAAATCAAATTTAGAAATTAAAATAAAAAAAGTTGATGAGGCCTCATTAACTAAACCTGAATCTGATAGAATTCAAGAAATAGTTGCAAGATTAAACGAAGTAGCTGAAGTTAATACTGCAAAAAAATTAAAAAAATCTGTTTCGTTTGCTGAAAAAGCAGGTAAAGCTTTAGGATTAGAAACTGAAGTTTTATCACAAGAAGAGATACGTAAACAGTATGGAGATGAAGCTTCTAATTCTGACGGTTTTATTAAAAACGGTAAAATAATAATAAATGAAGAGGTAGCGAGGCAAACCGAAGCTGTAACAGTGGGGAGTCACGAAGTACTACATGGCATTTTAAATAAAGCTTTAAAAGGAAAAGATGCTAATAAAATTGTAAATCAATTTAAAAAAGTAATTGGCAAACAACAATTAGCGAAAATCGAAGAAAGATTATATGCTAATGATGAAAATGGAAAACGGCTTTATAGTGATGAATATATTGCAGCAAATCAAGATGAATATTTTACATTATTTTCCGATGCTATCCTGAAAAACCAAATTGAATATAACGAAAATATATTTACTAAATTAGGAGATCTTATAAGACCTATATTAAGAAAATTAGGATTTAATAAAATTAAATTTGAAAGTGGCCAAGATGTATATAATTTTTTAAAAGAATATAACAAATCTGTAAAAGAAGGAGCACTTAGTCAAGATATTATTAACTTGGGAGCGGAAATTTCATCAGAAAAAATACAGCTTTCTAAAACAGCTTCTGAAAAAGTACAAAAAATATTTGATGAAAAAGGTAAAGATGGCTCATTTGATATAATTGAAGCCTACAAGCCTTTAACTACTAAGCTGACAAATAAATATAGAAATGTACCCGGTTTTGAGTTTGAATTACTTCAAAGTGAAATTGAAATAGGTAAACGTGGTTTATTAGATCTTATCAATGCATACGACCCATCTAAGGGTGCAACTTTAAATACGTATGTACAAGGACAATTAGCCAATAGGTCTATTGAAGCAGCTAACCGTATATTAGATACGGAGTTTAAATTAGATGTAACAGAAGCTAAAGGAGTTACTGATACGGCAACAGCAGAAGAAACAATTGAAAGAGAAGAAGCTGCTCCTGTAGATGAAATAAAAAGTTTACGCAAAGAAATTGGTTTATCAGAAGAACTTGTTACTAAAGTTAAAGATGCTGTAGTAAAAACTTTTGGTACAAAACTACCTAACCCTCAGGATCCTAAATTTAGATTTGAACTACAGAAAAGATTTAGAACAGAATTAAAAAAGCCTTTATCTAAGTTTGTAGGTAAGCAAGCTGATTACGAAGCTTTCTTAAGAGACAACTTTGAATCTGTGTATAGCAAAATGCCTCAGTCATTAATAAATAGAAGATTTAAAGAATTTGCTGAACCTGTTCTTGATAAGAATGGAAAACAACTTAGAGAGCGGACGGCAGAAGGCAATAAGATATATGTTAAAAAGAAAATATCTAAAGCTGAATGGATTAAATATTTTATAGGTGCTGATGTTAAAAGTTCAACTAAAGGAGCTAGAAAAACAGCTATAGTTGAAGGTATGGCAGAAGAAATTGCTTTTGATGCTACCATGGAAGTTTTAAATGACCCTGATGTTATTTCAAAATACCAAGACATAGCCGAAATTACTGGGGCTATACTTCCTGATAACTATTTAGCTCAAATTGCTAAACAAATAGATAGAAACGAAGATTTTAAATTTTCCAAAAGCATATTAAATGATTCTGGTTTAAGTAATCAAGAACTAAGCTCTATATTATTTGAAGGATTTATTTCAGCAGCCGGTAAAGTTGACCCTAAAATTATTGAAATATTATTGGATAATGCATGGGCTAAAAATTTTCCTAATGTATTAGAAGATTTTATTTTTCCGGGGTATAAAGAAGCATTAAAAAATAAAACTATTGAAGAACAATCTGATTTAACAAGATATTTAATAAATATTATTTCAAGACCATTAAGAACTGCGTCCTATAAATCTAAAAAACTAGAATATAATACAAATACTAGATTATTCAGAAGGCTTGAAAAAATTGCTGGGCCAAAACTTTTTGGTAAATTTAAAAGTAATGCTTTAATACAATTAGAACAAATACAAAGCCAAGATAAAAACGGAAATTGGTTAACAAAATCTTATATAAGGGATAAAAAAGGTATTGCTTTAGGAGCTTCTACTTATAATACTTCAGTGCAAACTTTTCATAAAGATTTAATAAATAATAAACTTTCAAGAAAAGAAGTTGATGGTGTTTTTAGTGAAAATAGGAATAGATTAAAAGAAATTATTTTTAAGCTTGGTCCTAAAAACAAAGGTTTAGCTATATCTCTTATTAAGCTTACGCAAAAAGACCAAAGAGGACTATTGAGATCATCTGGGCATATAGGGGGTATTGTACAAAATTATAATGGCGAAACTGTATTTGAGCATAGACCTCCTGTGCAATATTTATTTGAAAAAATAGTTGATTATATAGAAAAGCCTACAGATGCTAAAAAAGAAAAATTAAATACATTATTAGATACCGCACAAATAAATGTAGTTCCAAAAGATTTTGCTGATATTGTTGATCAAGAATATAAAACTACAATTCCATCAGACGGAAAAATTAGTTATGAAAATGCATTAAATAAAACTAATTATAAATTTGATGGTATATTTAAGTTTTCTAAATCATTAAATAAAGATTTTAATAAAATATTAGAACAAAGCACAGATATTGATTGGGCTAAAAGATTTTCACCTGTTGAAGCAAGGGTTGTTGGAAAAGGTAAAGGTAAAAAATTCTTTATTCCTTATTCAGCAGATGATTTTGTTGGTTTATTATACGCAACATTAGGTAAAGGTAAAGTAGGAGATCAACAAATGGAATGGTATAAAGAAAATTTACTTAGACCGTTTTCTCGTGGTATTCAACAATATGAAGCTGCAAAACAACAAGCTCTTAGAGATTGGCAAGTATTAAAAAAAGAAGCTAAAAAAAATGTGCCCGGTGGGTTGGGTAAAAAGAATGCTACTGGACTAACTAATCAAGATGCGGTACGTATTTATATTTGGACTACACAGGGTATGGATATACCAGGAACCGAAGGAAGCCCAGAATTAGTGCAACAAAACTTAGAAATAGTTAAAAATGATGAAAAGTTAAAAGCTTTTGCAGATCGCTTAATGGCTTTAAATCCAGAAGGTTATCCAGAACCATCAAACAACTGGGATTCAGGGGATATAACAACAGACATTGTATCTTATATAAATGGGGTTAAGCGTAGTGAGTTTTTAACTGAATGGAAAGCAAATGCTGATGAAATATTTTCTGATCAAAATAAAGAAAAGCTAAGAGCTTTATATGGAGACACTTATATTGAAGCATTAGAAGATATACTTTATAGAATGCGTACCGGTACTAATAGAAAATTTGGTGCCAGTAAAATTGAAAAACAATTTATGGATTGGACTAACAATTCTGTAGGTGCAATTATGTTCTTCAATGCTAGATCCGCTGTACTTCAAACATTATCAGCTATTAACTTTATAAATTTTAGCGACAACAATCCTATTAGCGCAGCGCTTGCTTTTGCTAATTTTCCTCAATACGTAAAAGATTTTACAACATTATTTAATTCAGATTTCTTAAAACAACGTAGAACCGGTTTACAAACTGATGTTAATGCAGATGAAATTGCTAGAGCAGCAAAAGGATCTAAAAATACAGCAAGAGCGATGTTAAGTGCTTTACTTAAATTTGGTTTTACACCAACTCAAATTGCTGATAGTTTTGCAATTGCATCTGGCGGAGCTACAATGTACCGTAACAGAATTAATAAATATTTAAAAGAAGGTTTAAGCCAAAAAGAAGCTGAACAAAAAGCATTTACTGATTTTCAAGAGATTGCAGAAGAAACACAACAATCTGCAAGACCTGATAGAATATCATCACAACAAGCGAGCTCATTAGGGCGCCTTATATTGGCTTTTGGTAACACACCTATGCAATACGCTCGGTTAACTAAAAAGGCTACATTAGATTTGATTAATGGACGAGGAGATTGGAAGACAAATATAAGTAAGATTGCTTATTATAGTGTAATACAGAATATTGTATTCTCTGCTTTACAACAAGGATTATTTGCTTTATTGTTTGATGATGAAGATGATGATAAAGAAAAGTCTAGACTATTTAGAATTGGTAACAGTAGTTTTGATACTTTACTAAGGGGTATCGGCGTTTATGGTGCAGCGGCTGCTACTGTAAAAAATATGATTATAGAAATAATTGAGCAATCCGAAAAATCAAGGCCTGATTATACTAAAATTGCAATTGAAGCAACATCACTTTCGCCTCCTATTAATTCCAAATTAAGAAAACTTGAATCTGCTGGTAAAACATTTACTTATAAGCAATCGAAAGAAAAAGTATTTACAGAAGGGTTTAGTTTAGAAAATCCTGCATTTTTAGCTGGAGGTAAAGTATTATCTGCTGCAACAAACTTACCCGCAGATAGAATTGTACAGAAAGCAGATCATCTTTATACTGCTATGCAATCTGAAACAGAATTATGGCAGGCAATTGCATTATCACTCGGTTGGAGCGAATGGGATTTGAGCATGATTGAAAAGCAAACTAAAAAATCTAAAAAGTTTAATCCTAGAGATACAAATAGAAATATAAATAGAACAGTTAAAAGAAAATTTAAAAGATGAAATATAACCCAATAACAGCAAAAACATCTACACCTTTAACTAAAAAGGATGCATGTTATCGCAAAGCAAAAGCAAAATATAGAGTATTTCCATCAGCTTATGCATCGGGTTATATTGCTAAATGCCGTAAAAGAGGGGGAAAATTAGGATAATGGCTGTAAGTAAAACTGAAAAAGGAGCATCACTTAAACGTTGGTTTAAAGAAGAGTGGACTGACGTTAGTACAGGTGAACCCTGTGGTAGAAGCAAAGGTGAAAGTAGAGGTACGCCGTATTGCAGACCTAAAAAAAGAATATCATCTAAGACGCCTAAAACAGCTGGGGAAATGTCAAGCTCTGAAAAAAGTAAAAAAATAGCTGAGAAAAAAAGAATTGGGCAGCCTGCTGGTAAACCCAGAAGAGTTAGCCCCGTGACGATGAAAGCGTCATGTAAATATTAATAAATGATTGAAGACTTGAAGATTTACGGAATAAGTATCTCCGCGTTAACTGGCGGAATGATTAGTGAGCTAAACCCAATATTATCCACTTTAGTTTTAAGTGCTACACTAGTGTATACAATTATACAAATAAGTGAAAAATTAAAAAATAAAAAGAAATAGATATGCAACTTCCCAAAAATGGCGTAGCCCGCGAAATTAGACATTATGTAGGATCATTATTTATATTTTTATTTGTTATAGGAATTATTGTGGTTCTTATACAATTCCCTGTATTAGACACAAATAAAGAAGTTGTAATGATGTTAATTGGAACAATTTCCGCAAGTATTGGAATCGTAGTAAGTACAATAACTGGTGCTAAGCCAGATGATATTACGGCTTTAAAAAATGAAGTTGATAAGAAAAATAAAGAAGTTGAAATGCTTGTTCAAGCAAAAGATAACTTAGAGGCTATGGTTATTAATCTTCAAAAGCAAATGCTTGATAATCAAGATAACGTTATGGATAAGATTATTTTAAAAGCTGCTTTAGAACACGATGATAGATACACGGCTAAAAAAACAATGCAAAATAAGAAATAAGTTGCTTATTAAGTATTAAAAATTAATTTAAAAAGCAATATGTTGCTTAAATAAAAAAGGGGTAATCTTAATTGACTACCCCTTAATTTTTTATCCATCGCAGGATATACAATCTGGATCCATTGCTTTAGCAGCAATATCACCTCTTAATACAGATTCAGTTCTCATATAATATAATGTTTTAATTCCACGCTTCCAAGCCTCTAAGTGCACTTTATTAAGCCATTTAGGTTGTGCTTCTGATGGAAATGCTAAATTTAAACTTACTGATTGATCTATATAATCTTGACGTATACCAGCTTGATTAATTAATTCTAATTGATTGATTTCTTTAAATGTTTTAAATACATTTTTTAAGGGTTCCCCTTCTTCTTGGTTGAGCTTTCCCCCATGATCGTAAAACCATCCATCGAGTTCTTTAATTCCTTGAACGGATCCACCATCTTCCAAAATTTTATCCCAAGTTTCTTTAGTGTCAATTCCAATTTTTCGTAATACTTTTTTAAGTTCTTTATTTTTTCTAATAAATGTGCCTTTAGCACTTTGTTCTGTAAATACGTTAGCAGCCCAAGGCTCAATTCCAGGAGATATATTTCCGCTAAGCTTACTGTTAGACACAGTAGGGGCCACAGCCCTAAGATGAGTGTTGCGAGTACCAGTACCCACACACCAGAGCGGCTCGCCATATACTTCTGCAAGATCTCTCGATGCTCTTTCAGACTCAATCTTAATTTTGCTAAAAATTTCACGTGTTTTAAACTGAGCTAATAAACCTTCGAACGCAATGCCATTCTTTTGGAGTAGACTGTGCCATCCTAATACTCCCAGACCAAGGGCACGTCCTTTTTCCGCGCTGCGGACAGAGTTCTCGAATCCCTTCATGTTTTTTGCTTTCTGAATAAACTCCTCTAATACTCCGTCTAAAAACCATGTTGCGTCATATATTAAATTAGTGTTTTTCCATTCATCATATTTGTCTAAATTAACAGAAGATAAGCAACATACAAAGCTGTGTGATTCATCTGTATGTAATGTAATTTCACTACATATATTCGTCATATGAACTTTGAGCCCATTTGATTTGTACGCTTTTGGATTATTTTTGTTTGTATTTCCCTTAAAGAGTATATAAGGCTCTCCAGTTGCTTTACGCTTTTGTAATAACTTTGACCATTTGATTCTAGCTTCTTTATCTCCCTGTTCAAGTCTTCGCATAAACTTGTCACCGACCACAGCGCACTGGTGTAGGTTAAGTGATTGTCTATTAACATCTCCTTTTGGTTCTCTGATCTCCAACCATTCTTCAAAGTCGGGGTGATCAATATTAATGTTAACTGACGCAGCTCCTCTGCGGACAGATCCTTGATTAGTGGCAAGTATTGTTGAATCGTATATCTTGCAAAACGGGACCACTCCATCACTTGTTCCATTACCTGTAATTTTAGCACCAGCGGGTCTTATCATATTAATTCCTAGACCAACACCGCCTCCATGCTTGGCTAGGAGCATCATTTCTAAATTCTTTTGTCCTATATCATTTATGCTATCAGCAACATCAATACCAAAACAGCTAATAGGTAAACCTCTATCTGTACCTGTGTTAGAAAGTACTGGTGAAGCTAAACACAACCAACCATCCCATATGTATTGAAAAAACTTTTCTGCCAATTCTGGCTTATATAAACGCTTAGCAACTGCATTAGCTACTCGCTGATATGCTTCCTTAGGTGTTTCACCTTGAAATAAATAACCTCCAGTTATTGTTTTCTTATAGACTTCAGTATCGCCCCAAACAGGATAATCTTCGCCTTTAACCCATTCATTATTCCACATTAGCCTCTTCTTTAGTCTTCATCTCGCTCGAAATATCTTTCTGTAAATCTTCCAGAGCTTTTTCGTACCCGTCGAATTTCTTCACTAGGCTCATCGTCCCAATAGATAAATCTCTGAGGTTGTTCATTTCTGTTATTATTTGTTGTATGTTTTGGCCCAGTACTTCTATTCTGTTCCACATCTCTATTAGTTTGTTTTCTTTCATTATGCATTATATAAATAAATTAAATAACCTATAGTAACATTTAAGTTAACTATTACTAAATTCCATTGTTTTGCTACAAACACTTGTGGCAAAGATAATAAACCTCCAAACACATATGTTACCGCTCCTATACTATCAGGTAGCAAATAGGGTGAAATCATTATAAAACCAGCGCCCATATATCCTAATCTACCTGCTAATCTTTCCTTAGGAGTTAGCTTTCTTTCTTTTACAAGATCTTTTAGTTTTACCATATATCCTCAAAATCTTCTCCTTCGTTTGCTTTAGAATAGTCTGTTGGACGAACAGCAAAGAAATCAGTATGGGTATGACCGCCTGTAAGATGGTAGAACCAGTCAAGGTTTGCGGCTGCTTCTCCATTAAATTTAAAGTACAACCCGAGGTCGAAGTAACCAAGTTCTTGTAATTTTTCATTAAGTCTCTTTCTAATAAATTGTTTGAGGTCGTAGGCTTTAATACCATCAACGTCTCCTGC